TTTTAGGTTTCTTGTCTTCATCATTATACTCATCATCCTGCCCGCTGTCAAGTATATCCTTCTGGGCAGTTTGCTCACAATCATAAAGACGCATCTTGGCACGGTCAATGCCTACAATGAAACGCTTATAGATCGTAGGATCATTATACCTGTTTTTAAGTTGTTTAACGAGTATCTGTCCTAGTCCCTCCAACTCTTCTGTGCTAATAAGGGCAAACATAAGATCAGCAGTAGCAGGAAGACCAAAGGACTCAGAAGTATCAGTAAGTTCAGGATCAGAAGACCCAAAACCTGACCTAGTAGTTTGTGTTGCACTAACAATTGGGACATTAAACTCGACGGCGAGCCCCCTAAGTTCTTCAGCAATTGCTTTGATATATGAATATGAATTGACAGAAAGGTTTGACTTATACCTGCTGGAAGCACATATATTAAGGTAATCAATGAAAATAATATCAGGTCTAAATGATTTCTTAAGTGCCAACTCATTAAGCAATGCCTTAAAGTGTCCACTATGGGCAGAGGCAGTCGGGTATTCTTTAATTATAAGGGTTCCTTGTGTCTTCTTTGAGATGTTTGTAACTTTGTTTTCAAACATCTGGCGTGGGAGATCAACCAGTTGTTGAATCGGGACATTGAGAAGGTTTGCATCAATTCTTTCTGCAATTCGCTCTTCCGCCATTTCAAGAGTGATATAGAGAACGGACCTGCCTTGCAATAAGACGGAACTAGCCAGATGACACATGAATAGCGATTTCCCAACGCCTGTCCCAGCGAGAGCGATATTGAGAGTCTTATTAGGGAGACCACCCTTTGTGATTTTGTTGAAATATTCCAAATCAAATTCGATCTTATCTTCTTTACGGTGATAAAACTCATATCGCTCCTCATAGTTCTGAAGATAGTCGTGTCCAATATTATTATCGAAACTTACCGCCAGTGCATCAGAAAGAATACTTGGAATTGCATCACGGTTCTTATCTTTGTTATTTCCATCGGCAATATGAATTGATTCCATCAGTGCAAGATAAATTGCACGGTCACGGCACCACTTTTCAGTCGTATCAAGTAACCATTGCTTTTCTACAGGAGAATCATCAAGAGATTTATTAATTTCTCGAATCTCTTTGATTTGATCTTCTGTTAGGTCTGTGCGGCTCTCTACTTCAATATTGAGTGCTTCTATAGTGATTGCTGATCCGTACTTAACAATAAATTGAGCAATCTCTTCAAAAATGACCTTCTCGGACTTTTGCTCAAAATAATCTGGTTGTATGAAAGGTATGACCTTACGAGAGTAGTCTTCATTATAAATTAAATTTCTAAGGATAGTTGTCTCAATTCTTTCCATTACTTGTAATGCAGATAAGTGCTCAAAATATACTTTGGATTACTAATTGGTGCCTCACCCCTATGAGGATACATCCAAAGAGGAGGAAAAACTAAAAGTGTTCCTAACTTTGGTTTAATTACAACATCCTTGAAAACCGTATTTCCACCTTCTTCAACATCATTTAGATACCACATAAAAGATAAAAATCTCCTAGCAGATGGATAATCCATCACATCAACATGTGTGTCAAACATTTCTTCACCACCAGGAACATATCTCTTCATACGAAACTGTTCAAAGGCATGTTGTGAGGGGAAAACTCTACTGTCAATAAATTCGTAATATTTGTCCCTATAGTAAAAGGTTTTTTGAATAAAAAAATCATGAATACTGTTTAGATCTTCATTCTCCTCACGATTTTCAGTTAGATTCAACTGCGTAAAAGATGGTTTCTTCTCTTGATTTACAACTTCATGCTTATCAGGGGAATTTTCAAAAAAATCTATCAGATATTGACAAATATTAGAATCTACTACATTTTCATAAATGTGAATAAGATCCTGAAGTTCATCCATAACTAAATTCTTTCTTTGCAATTTGATCTAGTTGTTCCATTACCTCTTCAGTAAAATATTCTTCTGGATTAGCAAGAATCTGTTTAGCATAGATTTTCTTGCCATCCATCTCATAGCGTCCTGCTACATTCTTCCAGAGTCCACCAAGTTCACCAAGTTCCAAAAGACCGTAGTAACGATCAAGACCGCGCTCATCATAATACAAGCGGACTTCAACATCTTTATTCTCCTTACTCAAACGCGATTTGTGAGTCTTAGCTTTGATAATATTTCCGACCACTTCCGTTCCATCCTTTTCTTTCTTTTTGCTGAGATAAATGATCGTACTTGCTGCGTATTTGAGTCCAGAACCTCCTCCCATCTCTTTAGTTGGTACGTAAGCTCCGATGACATCGTATGTATGATTTGTGACAATGAGCGGGACATTTGCTTGGCCTAGTTTCAGTGTGAGCATTCGAAACGCACCTTTGACCAATTGAGATTTGGTCATATCACGGACTTGTTTGTCGTTCAGTGCATCATTGATTTCTTTCTCGGTGGAAAGCATTCCTAAAGAGTCTAGCACAAACATACAGGGTTTGCGTTCTTCTGTTGGTTTTTTAAGATAAAGATCTACTGCCTTAAGTGCCTTGGTGCGAAACTCCTCAATAGTAACAACATTAACAACAACCAGACGAGAAGTATCAATTCCACGCGATTCTAGGAGTGACTTATTAACAGCGGCTTCAGTATCAAAGTAGAGACAATAACCATCGGGGTTAGTATCAAGAAAATTCTTAACCACAGCGAGAGAAAAGAAAGTCTTTCCAGTAGAAGACTCTCCAGCAATAGCAGTAATTTTATTACCAGAAACACCACCAAATACACTGCCTGAAACAAGTGCATTAAAGATATACGAACCTGTGTCAACATAAGTTTCAGTCTCATCTATGTCGGAGGCTAGTTGAGTATATTCACCTCCAACTTCTTTTACAATTTCTTTAAGAAAGTCCATAATTACTCAAAAATATAATGTGGGTTTTTAGATTTAAATATCTCTACCTGTTCTTGGGTTTTAAAGAACTTAAAAAGTGTTGAGTTTGGAAACTCTCTAAGTTGATATTTTACCTTAATCATTTTTTTTCCTCCTTTATCAAATAATTCATTTTATAACTCCATATCTTAGCATAAAGAGTGGGTTGAGATCCCTTGAGACACCTCATAATAATTTCTAACTCTTTTTCAGTAATTGGGAGTGTTATCATATAGATTGATAATTTATCTTAATTATCATGCTACCATCCCATATTGTTCACGAAGTATTTTTTTATAAGGAAGTCCTTGTTCACGAAGTTCACTTACAAGTTTTAATTTTTGATAGAGTTTGATATCACCACCAAGAGTTAGTGACTTAACAATTGTATTCAGTTCTTCATCATTAATAGGAAGGTCCATTATGCAAAAAATAATTCAAGGTTTACGGTTTTTTCTACATTCCACCCAATTGCATCAAGAATTGATTTGAGCGGATCTACAAAACTCTTTTCAAATTGTAGTTCATAGTCGATGTATTTGTCAAGTCCTAGTTCTTTAGGAAAATCTTGAATAAATGAAATAACATTTTCTTGAATTGTATTTGGTTTTTTAAGAAAAATATATTTTACTTTTTCACCATTTCCAATCAAGGAATACTTATTAGTTAGTTTTTTCTCCTTTATATAATAATTAAAAAGAAGTGCCCCACGAATATGAATAGGAGTTTTCTGAGCATAGATTGTTGATGATGCTGCATATTTACGAACATCAGAAGCAGTTCTAGGAAATGCTATTTCTTCTGGAGGAAGAGTTTTAAATTTTTCACGGCATTTATCAATAAAATTAATTACATCTTCTTCTGTACCATTCATCATCAACTTCAATCCATCCTTAATCATTTGGCGGCAAGGTGCAGGAGTTGAAGACTTAACTGCTTCGATACCCATCATCTTCAGTTTAGGTTCTTCATAACGAACACCTTCACTATCCCAGACATTGAGAATATAACGCTTTTTTGCAGTCCAGATTCCACGTTCAGCAATATTCTCACGCTTCATCTGCATCTTCTGGTCATAAGCATTCACATAGTCAGCCAGTTCTTGGTAGCAACCTTCAATATACTTTTCAAGTTCCACCTGACACACCTTGTCAAGGAACGAAACAACGCTTTGAGTAGTTTTCTCTCTTCCCTTGTATACAGTTTCAACCAGAGGGCCCATATTAAGGTAAATAGAATCAGTATCTGAAGCAATAACATAATCAACTCCGTCAGTCTTGAGAATTTTGTTTAGATATGCATTCATCTTATCCTCAATCCAGCGAATTGATACCTGACCAGATAAGGTGATTGCTTCAGCATTTGCTAGCTTATAATAACGAAAATACTGATTGCCAATGGCACCATAAGCAGAGTTGAGTTGAATTTTTCTTGCCATTTGGATGTTGTTACACCTAGCAATCTCTTTGATTAGTTCCTTATTTTTTGTCTTTTCATATTGTTGCTTTGCAGAAAGCATTTTCTTTTTATAGATGGTGCGATCCTGATAAATTTTCTCCATCAGTTCTGGAAGAAATCCACGCACATCTTTACGAAACATTGCTCCATTAGCACAAACTGCTTTGTCTTTGTACAACTCAAAGGTAAGATCTTGATTCAAAATCTTATCCACAGTTACAGAGGGGTGCTTCTCATCCAGCAAAGTTTCTGGTGAAATATTGTACTGCATAATCAGGTGAGGGTATAGAGAGTTCAAATCAAAACTCACGACCCAATCATAAATGCCTGGGATCGGTTCCTTTACATAAGCACCAGCATACTTTGAATCTTTATCAGAACGTTCTTTAGGTGGAATAACAATGTTTCTTTTTTTGAGATAGTTATAAATGATTGTGTCCCACATCCGTACTTGAAAGAATACATCTTCGTAGTTTACTTTGGCGTCATATGCCATCGTAAGAGCGAGTTCAATCAGTTTCATCTTATCTTCCAAGCGGTCAACAAGTTCCACGTCTTTGATATTATATTCTACAAATTTTTGCCAACCATTTGTGTAAAAATCTTTGAATGTATCGAACTCAGAGTGATCAAGTTTTTTCTGACTCAATTCTACGTTTGCAATATGATCCAAACGATAGGATTCTTGATTGGTATAAGTAAATTTCTTGTACAAATCAAGATAGTCTAATTGTGAGATTCCACCAATATCATATGAAATATATTTTCTACCAGAAATATAAGTCTCATCCTCAGTCACAAGACCCCAGGGAGACATACGTTTCATTAATTTTTCACCCAAAACACGGTCCATACGACGAACAATATACGGAATATCATAAAGTTTGCTGTTCCATCCAGTTACAACTTCGGGAGTATTATCCATCCACCAATGAACAAAATCATTGAGAAGATCGTACTCCGTTGAAAAAGCACGGTACTTTACATTATTTTGATTGTTTTGAAACTTACCTAAACCCCAAGTATAAATTTTCTTAGTAGAATAGTCCTGAATTGTAATTAACAAAACTTCCTCTGCCGCAGATTCCACATCAGGGAATCCATTCTCCGATGCAACCTCAATATCGATAGTTGCTAACTTAACTTTATCAATATCGAAGGTAATTTGCTCTTCTGGATAATTATCCGAAATATATTGATAAATGTAACGTTCATTACCATAAATTTTAAATCCCTGAACATTTTCATACTTTTTGATAAAGTCTCTACACTCACGAACAGAACCTGGTTCTATTGGTTCGACATATTCACCATTCAAAGTTTGATAGTTTGTCTTTCCTTTGGAAGGGACAAAAAGAGTCGGGGAAAACTTCTCACGAGTCATGAAATGTTCTCCATTATCATAACCACGGACGAGAAATTGATCTCCGACCATTTGGACGTTTGTATAAAATCTCATTCTTTAGTTAGTTCAAGATACTTGTTAACAATCTCTGGTAATGGGTCAACTATGGTAAGAATACTATCAGAATGAATCATTAGTTCTTTCTGATTTGTAATTTCTGGCCAAGGAGTTAAACATCCATTGCCATCAATTCTATATGGATTAATAATCCTACAATTAGGTTCTCCAAGTTCAGCAGAAACTTCTTGAACCTCAGCAATTAGAACATTATCAACTTTCAGTAAAAGACACTTCACTATCTTTGACATTTATTTTCTCCTCGTAAAGTTTAGTAATGTTTGAAAGAGGTTCTGAAATTGTAACGACCCAATCAGTTGGGACAGAATACCCTTTATCGATAGATAAGGTGATCCACGGCGTAAAAGATACCTCTACAGTATCTTCAACTTTATCAGGATCATTTGTAAGAATTAATGGAGATGAAACTTTTACAATGTGTGGATTTTCAAATAAATATCCACAGACATTATTATCAGTAGAAATTAGTTCTCTAGCATCAGTAATTAGTGTCTCACCAGATTTTAGCAGTACAAGTTTGATCGACATATTGAATTCTCCTGTCTATACATTCTATCAATAAAAAGGGGAGGTGTCAACTGGATTTTGCCAGTTGCCTCCCGCGCCGACGATATTTGGGTTCAACTCTATTTAGAGATAATCCTTCCTAGTGTGATGTTCTGGAACGATTTTACCAAGTTTGACAGTTAGCAATCCATCTTCAAATACCACTTCCCGCACCTCTGTGTCGTCGGATACTGTCCACGCTCTCTTGAAAGAACGTTGAGCCAATCCCTTATGAATGTAGTTTGTATCGGACTCTCTATCTTCCTTCTGTCCTTCAATAAAAAGTTTTCCATACTCCGTGTATACATGCACTTCCTCCTTTTTGAATCCAGCAAGTGCAAGTTCTAATCTTGATTCCGTGTCATTAATTTGAACAAGATTATAGGGTGGGTAGTTTGTCGTTGTTTCATGAACTTTGAACAATCTATCAAAATATTCATCCATTCCAATGCTGTTACGAGTGATTCTATCCAACAGGGTAGGAAGATCCGCTGTAGTATACCTTGTGAGGTTAGTCATTATAGTAGCTCCTTTGTAAGCGAGTTTGTATTGTGTGGACCCTTTCGGCGTCCACCATTAATTATACAAGAGGCACAAAAAAAGCGGGTATGGAAACCCGCCCAATTTTATTCGGTTATCAGATCAACTATCAAGAGTTTTGTGATGTTCTGCTGCAGTCAAAGAAATCATTGTTGAAACCAAGTTTGGATTTTTGAGAGCATAACCCTCTCCAAGTCTTGCATCAATGCTTCTTACTGCATGATAAAGATATTGATCTGTTACCCATTCAGCATAATCTAAATCTGTTTCGGGAGTTGTCATTTATATATGTGTGTAAACAACTTGGATATTATAGACAAAAAAAGAGAGGGTGTCAACCCCCTTGATTCATTCAACACTATCAATTTCTTTTATGTGTGTTGACAAAGCATCTTTCCATTGCTTTTCTGTATATCCGCAAGCAATAAAAAATCTACGAACCATTTCTAAAAATTGATTTTCATTTAGATAAGGATCCTCACAAGAGTGTCTTACATCCTCGGAAGGTAAAGCAAACTTTGTATCTGGATTAGTATGCCAAGCGGCATTTTCATTTGTATGCCGATAGGTAAATTCGAAACTTCCACAGTCCATCACTCGACCTCCTCAGTTCTCTTTTTCTTAGAACCAATATTATACTTGGTTTCTAAAATCCAGTCACCCTTATCTTTGTAAGAAAGAACTTTGATTTGATTCAGAGGTGCAAGATTTTCAATTCTACTGGGATTTACAATAGTAACTAAACCCCAATCTGCAATTAATTGTGCAATACGATTGCGACGTTGGATATCATTGACAGTAATATTTGCATGTTTACCATCGAGGGCAAACAATTCCTTAAAATGAACGAGATAATATCTACCTTGCTTGTGTAGAATATGGCAAGACTGATAGATTTTCTTTTCTTTTCTTGAAGCAACTCCGATGCGAGTCAAAGTCTCACGAACTTTTAGAAAGTCATCTGGTTCGTTCAGAATAACTTCCACCATTTGGTCGGGCGTCCACTTCACTTCAGGTTCTTGAACGACACTCATTTCGATCCTCCAATTTCAAATTTCGATT